AAATTACTATCGAGGATCCAGAGGCGGTAAATATTAAAGGGCCCGGCTTTGAGATTGACATGCAAGAGGGCGAGGAGACAGAAGACTTTAGCCGCAACCTCGCAGAAGAAATGGATGAAGCTACGCTATTAGAGATAGCGGGGGATCTATTAGGGGACTTTGAGACTGATGTTTCTAGTCGCAAAGACTGGGTACAAACTTATGTAGACGGTCTTGAGTTGTTGGGCATGAAGATTGAAGAGCGTATGGAGCCTTGGCCCGGCGCTTGTGGTGTGTTCCACCCACTCTTGGCTGAGTCACTTGTAAAGTTCCAAGCTGAGACAATGATGTCTACTTTCCCAGCCGCAGGCCCGGTCAAAACACAGATCATTGGCAAAGAAACAGCAGAAACAAAAGCAGCGGCTGAGCGTGTTCAAAATGATATGAACTATCAGTTGACTGAAGTAATGAGAGAGTACCGTCCAGAGCATGAGCGTATGTTGTGGGGCTTGGGACTATCAGGTAATGCGTTTAAAAAAGTTTATGAAGACACTAGCCTTGGTCGTCAAGTTGCTATGTTCTGTCCTGCGGAAGATGTGGTTGTGCCGTATGGCGCGTCTAGTCTAGAAGCAGCGGAGCGTGTTACTCATGTGATGCGCAAAACTCCAAACGAGGTTCGCAAGTTGCAGTATGAAGGGTTCTATCGTGACGTAGACCTTGGCGATCCTACTGGCGTGATGGATGAAGTAGAGAAGAAGATTGCTGAGAAGTTAGGCTTTAGAGCTACTCAAGATGATCGCTTTAAATTGCTTGAGATGCACGTGGAGCTTGACCTTCCGGGCTTTGAGCATGAGACAGACAAAGGTGAGCAAACAGGTATTGCACTACCTTACGTTGTGACACTTGAAAAATCATCTGGAGAAATCTTAGCCATCCGTAGAAACTGGAAAGAAGAAGATGATACTTATCAAAAACGAGCACACTTCGTACATTACCCATATATACCGGGTTTTGGTTTTTACGCTTTTGGGCTTATTCATCTCATTGGCGCTTTCTCTAAATCGGGTACTTCTATCCTTCGTCAATTGGTTGACGCGGGCACGTTATCGAATTTACCGGGCGGTTTTAAAACTCGTGGGCTTAGGTCTAAAGGTGACGACACACCGATAGCACCGGGTGAGTTTAGGGACATGGACGTCCCAAGCGGTTCGATCAAAGACAACATCATGACCTTGCCATACAAGGAGCCTTCACAGGTTCTGTTGGCGTTACTGAATCAGATTGTTGAAGATGGTCGTCGCTTTGCCGGTACTGCGGATTTGCAAGTTGCAGATATGTCTGCAGGTTCTCCAGTTGGTACTACTCTAGCTATCCTTGAGCGTACATTGAAGTCGATGTCGGCTGTTCAAGCTCGCATTCACTATGCTATGCGTCAAGAGTTTGAATTACTCAAGGAAATAATCGCCGATAACGCCCCCGATGAGTATGACTACGACCCAGATGAAGGGTCGTCCCGGATGGCTAAAAAGTCCGACTATAAGGCTGTGAATATCTTGCCCGTTAGTGACCCCAACGCGGCTACTATGGCTCAGAAGATTGTTCAATATCAAGCAGTTCTCCAGCTAGCACAAACAGCGCCACAGTTGTACGACCTTCCGCTATTACATCGTCAGATGTTAGACGTCATCGGTATTAAGAATTACCAAAAACTTGTACCGATGGCAGAGGATATGAAGCCTCGTGATCCTGTCACTGAGAATATGAACATCCTCAGTAACAAACCGGTCAAAGCGTTCTTGTACCAAGATCATAGAGCACATATCGCGGTGCATATGTCAGCAGCGCAAGACCCACACATGCAACAGTTGATCGGACAAAACCCACAGATGGCTCAGACTATCCAAGCGGCAATGTCAGCCCACATTGCAGAGCATTTGGGTATGGAGTATCGCAAGCAGATGGAGCAGATGATGGGGCAGACTCTGCCACCACATCAAGACGATGCAGGCGAAAAAGAAATGGCTCCAGACATGGAGGTTAAAGTGTCTCAAATGGCAGCACAAGCTGCACAACAGTTGCTACAGCAACACAGTCAAGAAGCTAAACAAGCACAGGCTCAACAGCAATCTCAAGATCCTCTCATTCAGTTGCAACAACAAGAGTTGCAGATCAAGGGTCAAGACTTGCAGCGTAAAACTCAGAAAGATCAGTCTGATGCGGCTCTCAAAGCAGCGCAAATTCAAGTCGAGCGTGACCGTATATCGGCACAACAAGAAACTGAGGGAGCAAAACTTGCTGCCAAAGTACACGGGGAAAGAGCTCAGCGCGATCATTCCAATGAACAGAAAGGTTTCTCATCAGCTGTGGATATGCACAAACATGGTTTGACTTTGTCAAACCAACAGCAAATGGCTCTCTATCAAGCAGAGCAACAAATGGCTAACAAGCCAACAAAGAAAGGTGAATGATGTACGAAGTTTTGCAAACGGCGGAACATTTTAAAAAACAAATTGACGAGAACATAAAGCGACTTGAAGAAGATCTTGGTGCTAGTAGTGCTAAGAGCTTTGATGAGTATCGCTATATGTGTGGGGTTATTACAGGTCTACTCACGGCTCGCCGATTCATTACAGACCTGACAAAGAGTATGGAAAATTCCGATGAGTGAAACACTTGATCTATCAAAAGCAGTGGACTTAACACAACTACTGCACAAGAATGAAGAGGAAAAAGCTAAACAACTACCTAAACCGTCTGGTTATCGCATTTTGTGCGCTGTGCCAGAGGCGGAGAGTGAGTTTGAAGAGAGCGAAATTGGCTTGGTAAAAGCTGATGAAACCATGCGCAACGAAGAGCTGCTCACAACAGTTTTGTTTGTTGTTGACATGGGACCAGACTGCTATGCAGACAAAGCTAAGTTCCCTAACGGGCCTTGGTGCAAGAAGGGTGACTTCATTTTGATTCGTCCAAATGCAGGTACTCGATTATTGATCCACGGACGCGAATTCCGCATCATTTACGACGACAACGTCGAAGGTGTTGTAGAAGACCCTCGTGGTATTAAACGTAAATAAGGAGGCCATATGGCTACAGGACAGTTTGAGGAATATAAATTTCCCGATGAACAAACAGAGATGGAAGTTCAAGTGGAAGACACGGATGAAGTAAATGTCAAAATAGTTGACGACACTCCCCCAGAAGATCAGTTTGTAGAACCACTTACTGATGAGATCAAAGATGATCTAGAAAAAATTGACGAATCTGATGACTACACCAACAATGTAAGACTCAAATTTAAGCAATATAAGAAGGCTTGGCACGACGAACGTCGGGCAAAAGAGTCGGCTTTTAGAGAACAACAAGAGGCTTTGGCTGCGGCTCAACGGATCTTAGATGAGAACCGTAAGCTTAAAAACATGTTAGAAAGTGGCGAAAAAGAGTTAATTTCTAACTATAAATCGTCCGCTGAACTGGAAGTGGATAAGGCAGAACGAAACTATAAAGAGGCTTATGACTCTGGGGATTCGGACAAGCTTTTAGAAGCCCAGCGAGAGCTAGTACGTGCGGAAATGAAACTTGACAAAGCAAAAAGTTACAAACCCACTGTACAAATGCCAGAAAATGAGGTACAAACTACCCAACAACCGCAGCCCACTCAACAGATGGACCCAAAGGTCGCAAGCTGGGTGTCCAGAAACCCTTGGTTTGTAGACCAGAACAAAGTAGCGATGCGCAAGTACGCTGAAGGTGTTCACGAAGAGTTAGCGGCGCGGTACGGTAAGGCATACATCGGTACTGATGAATATTTCAAAAGTATTGATAAAGAAGTTGGACGTAGATTCCCAGAAGAATTTGCTACAACTACAAAGAACGAAGAGGTTGAAAAACCAACTCGTACAAAACCAAGCACGGTTGTTGCACCGGCAAAACGTAGTACATCCTCTAAACAAGTTGTATTGACGAAAACGCAAGCTGCCTTGGCTAAGAAACTCGGATTAACCAATGAGCAGTACGCTCGTGAAATGACAAGATTGGAGGCTTAAATGGCTACAGATAACAGATTACAACGCGAAATGACTAGTAGAGCTGCACAGGAGCGCCCTAAGCAGTGGCAACAGGCGGATCTACTACCGGAACCTGACAAGGAACCGGGCTATGCGTACAGATGGATTCGTGTGTCTACTTTGAATGCTATTGACCAGAGAAACATTACGGGTAAATACCGTGAAGGCTGGGAACCTGTAGCGTCAGAAGAGCAACCGAAATTTAAACTGCTAGTCGATCCAGCCAGCCGGTTTACCGGTCAGATTGAGATTGGCGGGTTGTTACTCTGTAAGTGCCCAACTGAGATTATGGATCAGCGCAATTCACATTTTGCAAAGCAGACCCAAGCTCAAGCGGAAGCTGTAGATAACAATTTAATGCGCCAGAGCGACCCAAGGATGCCAATCTTCCAAGAGCGGAAATCCTCGACTAGTTTTGGTAAAGGTGCTTAAAACTTTTTTCAAGGAGTCTTAAATGGCTTATCCCACGGTCTCGGCCCCCTACGGCCTAAAGCCTGTGAACTTGATTGGTGGACAGGTATTTGCGGGTTCTACTCGTAATTTGCCTATCCAATACGGTTATGCCACCAACATTTTCTATGGCGATTTCGTCTCTATCACACGCGGTTTCGTTACCCGTTTGGCAGTTACTGATGGTGGCACTGCTGCTACTGGTGCTGTTAACTACGGTCAAACCGGCATCTTCTTGGGCTGTTCGTTCACGAACCCCATCACCAAGCAAAAGCAGTTCCAGCAATTCTGGCCCGCTTCTACCTTGGCAGGAGACGCTGTCGCAATCGTGGTTGATGATCCTGACACCATCTTCCGATGCGCTGTCGTGACATCACAAGGTGGTACTACCATCGGTTCAGCTGCCCCATCAATGATTGGGTTGAACATGACTGTCTCTAACTTGGCTGGTTCTACAGCGACTGGTAACTCGTCTAACGGCGTGTTGAACAGTTCTGCTGCTAGTACTGCTGCTTTGCCAGTTCGCGTCATTGACGTCGTTCCTGACACTGCTGTTCAGTTAGGTACTGCTACTTGGTCTAGCGGCACAACTACTTTGACCCTGACAAACTCTAACTT